CTTCTCTACGGCGGCGGCCAAGTGTTGCCAGTTGCTGATCAAGTTCTTTGATCTGTGCGCCGACTGTCATATCAATATCGCCTAGCATCAAGTCGAACGGGATTTTTCCAATCCCCGCAATGCCACGAATGACAGATTCAAGAATGTTGCCTTTTTCAATGGCGGCATTCATGGCTTTGACGGTATCGTTAAGCGACGGCACCAGGCTGTTCGCAAATTGCGTTGAAAGCCCACCGACCGAGCCTTTTAAATCGGCAAAGTTATCGTTTAGCTCGTCTGCCTTGTCAGCACTTTCTGACGTGATCCCAGATAGCTTTTGACCGCGATCGATCATTTCGCTGATTGCTTTAGATCCTTCGGACAACGCCGGCGCAGCAGACTTCCAAGACTTCCCAAGCGCTTCAGCAGCTACTGCGGCGCGCTTTTGCGGGTCTTCTATTGCGTTAAAAACATCGGCGAGTTGCTTGAATGCCTCTACCGGGTCTTTGGCGACAATCCCCAACTTGGCAAACTTTTCAGCATCCTTGCCCATGTTGACCGACAGCTTGTTAATAGCATCAGCAATGCCATCAATGTCAGAGCCGGTTTTTTGCGCCACCGAGCTAAGCCCGGCCAGCGTTTCGACGGATAGCGAGGTGGATTTACTCAGGTCTTTGAGTTTGTCTTGCGCATCAATCGCGCTAACTACCAGCGTCGTAAAGAAATTGACGCCGACTGCACCGGCAAGCGCTGCGCCAAGGCTCTCGAACGTCTTACCAACGTCCGAATAAGCGCTTTTCATCTTGCGCGCATTGTCTTCGGCAAGCCGGCTGGCCTTGGAAAAATCGCGCTCAAGGTTGGCTAGTTTCGCCTCCAGATCAATTGATAGCGTAGCGATGGCCATGTCTTTTAACCCTTGGTGTAATCCCTGATTGCCGCCATTTGGGCGATCAGTATTTCTATGTCGTATCCGAGAATTTCAGCGACCACCGGAATTGCTGACCAATCCATGCCACCACACATATTCCATGCGGTAATTGCTAGTCTAATTTCCGGTGTTTGGGTGGCTGGCTTGAGGTTTCCCGGCAGGTCTTGCCCCTCAAGCCACTCCGTCAGTTTTTTGTTAGCTGCTCAATCTTGGCTTTGTGTGCCTGGTACGCAGCAAAAGTCTCTTTGACGATCTTCGAGAGAATGTCTAGCCGATCCTCTAACCATTCGGAGCAAGCCTCTTGATCAAACGGCAACGGGTGCGGAGCGCCACCGTCGAACATGGACAACTCGCTGACCCCGCTCCAATCCACGATAAACGGCAGGATGGCGCGGGCAGCGGTTTGTTTTTGTAGCTCGATCATTTCCAGATCAGTAGGCCGGCGAACGGTAAAAGTGAAGGTATCAACCTCCACCTTTACCTCTCGCGCCTTGCGGATTTTGTCGGCAAGGCTCATGGTTAGCTGGCGTAGTAAGTCGGGGTGCCGTTGCAAGTGATCGTGGCTTTACACGTTACCAATTGCTGCGATGCACCAAGCGGAGCCAGTGCCGCACCCACGTAGCCGTTAAAGACCATGATCTGCCCACCCGTGCCGAACGTGAACATAAATGAGCGCTTGGCTTGCGCATCGGATGCGGATTTCATCGCCTTAAGTCCGGAATCTGCAACGTCCCAAATGTGATCCATGCCATAGGAGAGAGCAGACGGCAGGCCGGGCATCTGGCTACGCTGAGCGACGTGTACCGTGGTGGTGTCGATCATGTCGAATTCGCCACCGCTCGGATTGATGTTGGTCGCGGTGGTAATCGATGTGCCGAACGTCAGCTTTTGCGCCGTGCCGCTTGAGAAGGTGTCGAACAGGGTGGTATCTTCGCCTTCCAGCGTAAAGTTGGCACCTGAAACAGTTTTGACGCGGAACACGCGGTCATCAAGCTGACGCATGCCTTGAACCGAGAGGACGACATAATCGCCATTGGCGAGGGTGTTAGTTGCAGTCACCACGCCCTCGGATGCTTTTGAGATTGCGGTGATGGTGATTGCGGCGGCTAGCGCCGATTGCATCGCTACTGCGACGTTTGACCACTTGCGTGCTGTTGCCATGATTTGCCTTTCTACGGACGAAAAAAAACCACCCGTAGGTGGTTGGTTATGGTTTTTGGTGTCTTATGAAACGAACATATCGAATTCGATACTTACGGCGAAAAGCCCTACCTCGTTATCGAATCCGCTTGATCTGTCTGCTATTTGATAGCCATCTGCCTCTAGTGCAAGTCGGATCTGATCGCCTATCGGCTCGGCTTCGGTGCGGCTTTTAGCCCATGCGGTGATTACAAAATGCACCTCCTCAGCAACAAGAGCGCCGCCGATGGTGTATGTTGGGTTTGTACTGGCGCGTACAAAAACGATTGCTGGCAGCGCTTCGTTTTCCGGCAATGCATCAGGGGATATGCGCAATCCGACAAGCGCGGTAAGCCCTGCCAGCCCGGCAAGAGCGGCATATAGTTTTTCTTCTGCTGTCATTTGCGGTTATTCCACCACTGAATTAATGGGGCGATTTCACGTTTAAACACTTCCAGCGCATCGGGAAGCGCGTCTGCGGCTTTGCCCATAAAGTCGCGGGCCGGCATTTTCTTGGTGCCAAATTGGACAAACTTCCAGTAGAACGGGTCTATCGGGTTCTGACTTGACTTGCCGCCGATCCGCTTAAATCCGCGAATTGCTGCTGTCTTTAGCGGCTTGATGTTGATAAAAACACCAACATTCCCTGACTTCCGGGCCGCTTTGCTGGTGCGCACCATCAACCGCCGTTTTAATAGCCCCGATGTTCTATATGGTGCTTTTGCCGCATTCTCTGCCGACATGACCGGGACTTCCTGCTTCGCAGCGCTCAGCGGAACCCTTGCGGCTTTTCTCAGTGCTGACAGTAAATGCTTCTTTTTTAGGCGATCAGGAATCTCGCTCAATACGCGTTTCAGATCGTCAATGCCTTCGATCTTGATTGAGATGCTATCGGCCATCTCTAACCCCATGCACTGCGGCAATCTCAATCGTTCCGGCGTATTGATCAGTCCCCGGTATCACGTTCGTTATGTCGTACAGTTCTGCTTTCCAAACCACGCGCATATTTGTCTCAACGCCTGCCCGCGCTCTGATTAAAAACCGCGCATCAATGACGTGCTGCTGTTGGTTTGCGGCATAGAAAGCATTGCCGCGCAATGGCATGACTTTTGCCCACACCGTCGCCACATCGCCCCAGGTCACAACCTCTTCGCCGATGCTGTTGCGCGTTACCGATTTGCTTTGCAGCGTGATGCGCTGGTTAAACTCGGCAGCGGAGATCATGAGTAAATCCGCGACAGATCAAGCAGTCGATGCCAGAAGCGATCGGGCAACGATGTTGCTTGCTTGGTCGTCATCGTTTCGGCTTGTGCCGCCATCGTCCCGATAGCGAGCAGCATCCACGCCTTGATGTTTTCCGGAACATCGGTTTCGTCGCCATACCCGCAGATGTAGCGCACCCGCACAGCATTTGGCACAGCGTAAGTCGCTGGCCATGCCTTACCGTAAGCCAGCGTTACATAGCCCGGCTCTGAGTCTTTGTCGAGGATGTAATCCTGCGGGTCTAGCGTCTGTTCGTTGCCTGACTCATCAAGGTATTTGACCGAGACAACAGACTGAATCGGCGATCCGTAAAGCTCGAAATCTGCCGGGAAGGCATCAAGCACTAATTCCCGCGTTTGCGTGCAAAGCGCCCGGCCTGTCTCATGCTCTGCCGAACGACGAGCAGCGGGAATGATTACGCCAGTTAGCAGGGAATCAAGCTCATTGCCATCGGTGCGGCATTGAATCTTTGCCTCGTCAAGCGTGACCGGCTCGACCGTCGGCTGAGTGATGATTTTGTAGGCCATTGTTCCCCGATTCGTGGGCGTAAAAAAAGCACCCCGAGAGGTGCTTGATGGTGTTTAGTAGCGTCTGCCGGCTGTGTTGCTTGGCCGGCTTGTTGTTGGTCTAATCACGATCGGACCGCTACCCGAAGGAGCGCGGGTATATGAGCCATTTGATGCAGTGCCAGCCGATAGGCTTGATGATCCGGTCAAGGTTGCCCCGGGTGCCGTAGCGTCTTGGTTTCCGGTCGCGGACCCTGCTGATATTGTGCTACTGCCAGATAACGTTACCCCCGGGGCAGTCGCATCGCCCGTTGCGCCACCCGTTGCTGCCCCTGCCGAGATTGACGACGTGCCGGTCAGCGTTACCCCCGGTGCCGTCGCACTGACAGCTCCGACTACAACGGTTGCAGTGTCGCTGCCGATAAACACCTTATCGGCAAGCACGTTATAGCCAATGGTGTACGAGCCATCCGGCGCACCGGAGAAATCAAAGCTGCCGTTTTCGTAGGCAAAAAACACCCCGGCAGACGGCGTGGAGGCAACAACCAGGCGCAACTGCTTGCCAGCATTGGCCGGATTAATCGCATCGTCGTAAAGCAGCCCCGGCCCGTTGTCACCAGTTGCCGTCTGGCTGGCAATCGTCGCGGCCTCAATACCAACCTGCGGCACCCCAAGGATGCGCCGACCGCCTGACGACTGATTGAGGTTACGTAACATCAGGCAACCGTACCCGGCTGGTAATAAACACCTGCACTATCCGCCGTGCGAGCGATCAGGAAACCTGCCCCGGTGGGCAAACCTGTCAGCGAAAGAATGCCACCAGCGCTGGTGGTGCCGGTGCCGTGCGTTAGGCTGGTTGGCGTAGCGCCGATAGCACCTTGCCACCATGTCCATGTGACCGACGTACTCGCCAGCAATCCCGCCCCGGTGTTGTTTTCCATCGCGTCGCTGGTAAATGTTCCTGAGCCCCCACTGCCGGAAGCTGATCCTGCTGAAATGCTTGATGTACCAGTTAGCGTTGCCCCTGGCGCAGTGGCATCTGTGCCACCCGATCCACCCGTTGCCGATCCAGCAGAGATTGACGATGTTCCGGTTAGCGTGGCACCAGGGGCTGATGCGTCTGTTCCTGCGCCGGCAGAAAGTAACGAAATCGCCCCGCTGGCCCCTAGCGATGCGTAAAGATCAGAAACCTGCGTTGCATCAAGCGCAACGTCAAATTCAATTACATAGTTATAGGAGGCGGCAAGGTTGGTTGCGTACCCCCCGGTTGTGTCGCCGCCGATGTAATAAACTGGGCGAGTGCCGTTGTAATAAAGCTGCCCTTGTGCAGTGAGCGTCCCGTTTTGAATCAGACCACTAGCCGTTTCACCTGTACGGGTGAAGCCGATCATGATTGGAGATGTGACCGTCCCGTTAGTCGTTGCCCAACTCGCGTGTCTGTTTTTTGATACAACAGCCGATCCAGTCCAAAACGTACCAGGGGATACGCCGCCAGCAGCTCGAATATTGAACGCAGCACCAACAGCAACGTGATCAGTGGCAATCACAATGATTGTTTTTTGAGCAGGGTCGCAGGTTTCGATCGACGGCGAAAACGCCACGCCTTGAGCGTTATTGGCTACCTGGATTGTTTTGAAATACTCACCGTATCCATTCGTCCCGTAAGTGACGGCGGCATGGGGAGTAAATGTTCTCGAGGTTTGAACAAGGTCTTTAATTACGCCGCCATCAACACAAATAAAGGACTTCAGATTTGCGAAAAGTGGGTGACTTGTATTTAGTGTCAATGCCATGTTTTAGCTCAGA